GGTTCCAAAACTCCTTCATCAGTAGTTATACTGAGAATTGAAATTTGTTGAATAGTTTGACTATTATTAAGATTGTCAAAATACTCTAATCTAGAGTTATCTTCTAAAACTGTTTCTACATCTTCTAAAAGAGCAGATAAAGCTCGTTGAGCATCCTCTTCGTTTACATAGCAACGGACGGTAACAGCCAGGAAGCGATCTTTATAGCCTCCGGTTTGATAACCTCTAGTTTCCATGCCTGCGTTTAAATGAACTGCAGGAAATTCCTCCACTTCATCCCAAAATTTTAGGGTAGGAAAAACATTATTTCCTACGTCTGTTAAAAAAGCCCCCGTACCATCAATATCCTTTAATTTATTGGCCATGGCTTCAACAATACTCATTCTACGAGAAGTATATGTTCTTGAAGTTGTCGCCATTATACTCTCCTAGTGTAAAGTCTACCTAAAGCAAATTCCGCTGCTATCTCTCGTATTGACCTATCAATTAGAGTACGAGGATCTCTATCTGGGCTTCCCTGTGCATACCCCATTTCGAAAGTTTGATAAGGGTCTTTTTGATAAGTATACCCAATACTTTGAAACCCTTGGGGAGTTTTAATTACATCAGTAGCTATTACTGAAGATGCAAATCTTCCTGTTCTATTTCTTAAAGCGGGCAAATCCATATTTTCTCTAACTGTACTAGGTAGCTGTTTATTTAGTGTACCTAATAATCTTAAAGGCTCGGAGGCAATTCCTCTTTGTTGAGAAGGTAAAGCTATTTTTTGCCTTCCAACTCTTCCTCTTGCTACAGAAGGCCTTTTGCTTTTAGTCCCTTTTCCTTGCTTGATACCCTCTACTTTGGTTTTAGAGGCTTTTATTTTTGTACTCTCTATAGATATTTGTAGTCCCTTAGTTTTTCTAAAGGGTTTTACTACTGTTTCTAAACCTTTCTTTCTTCTAATTTCGACGAAACTATCCGAGCCACCTAAAGTAGAAAAGGCTTTATCTGTTGTTTCTAAACGTTGGATAGCTTTTTTTACTTCTTCTTTTAATTTTTTCTTTCTTGCTTTACTTATCTCCCCTTCTTCTTTATTTGCTTTAGATGATCCTACAAAAACATTCATTTCTTCAGTTGATGAGTTTCTAAATATTTTTAAAGAGACACCTCTAGAAGCGAGAAAAGCTTTTATATCTCCTACACTACTGTCCTCTGTAGCTGCCTTGTCTACTGCATCCGTGATCTGACTTTCTACAATTCCTTCAAATTTAGCATGTTCTAAATTCCATATTTCTCCTGCTTCTTTTGAAATATCTTTTCCATAGTGTTCTTTAACTACGCTACTAAGAGTTTTTGCTAATGCTTGAAGTTCTTTCTTATATCTTGTGTAAATGGAAGAATACCTATTTTTTCCTTCTTTTTCTTTAAATACTGCCTTTACTGTGTGTGCCGTTCTTACCCTTGGTATTATTGTTTCGTCTTTGGAGTCTTCAATTTTTTGTCCAACAACTCTAATAACTCCTCCTACATGAACAGCCATCGCAGTTCTAATTTCTTTTATATCTTTTTCTTCAATTGTTGGAAAAGAATCTTTTAAAGTATCTGTAATCCCTCTATTCAAAGCCCTTCTAGTTAAAGTAAAATTATGTGCTTTGAAATCAGCAGTTTCCTCTCTATATGCTTTAGAACTTATGGCAAGTTCTTTTTCTAGCTTTTTTAATAACCTCAATTGGTCTCCAGCACTCACTAAAAGCTCTTATACAAGTCTAAAACTCGCTTAATATGATCTGGAAACGCTATATTATCTCTTTGTGATGAACTGGACTGATTCTGTATACTTGCACCCGCAAGTGATCGTCGTTCCTTATGTTCATTCTTAAAGTAGTACGTTGTCAAATCAAAAACTGCAAGTTTTAAATCTTCTGGAACTGCACTGTATCCTGCAGTATAAACCACTTTTACTGCGCCCACTCCACGGGGCCAGTTTTGATATAGTCCACTTCCTGTAGTCCTAAGTACACTATCAGTACTTAAATCAAGATAATATTCTTGTGCTCCGGTTGTAAGAGTAACATAGGAAGAACTATAAGAGGTTCTTTCTTGTACACTAACAATAGCATTTACAGGACTTTCTGTAAGTTGCACTATATGCGTATCCCAATCTACAGATACAGTATCTGTCTTGTTTGAGGAATAGTAATCTATAAAACTATTTCCACAATAGGTTTTTACCAATTGACTCACTGAAGGAATAATTGTATTTAAGCGTAAATCATCCTTCGGACTGGATATTCCCTCCGCTTCTTTATATTGCGCTAAAGTAACTAAATCTGCCATAATAACTCAATTAGTAAAAACCCTGAGGGGCCGAAGCCCCTCATGATTAGTATCCTTATTATGAATAAGGGTATCGAACTGAAGGAACGTGTCCAGAAACATTAGCAACCAGTTCATTGAAGCCCAAGGATTGAGCTGCAACGATGACTGAACGCTGTTCTTTAACGATATAGTCCGTTTCAATAGAAACACCTGCAAGGCGAGGCACAACGTAGTTATCTACGTTTACAGCCATTGCAGCCGTCGTAGTGGCTGCGCCACCAGCACCCAAGTTCTGAGCTAGTTGGTCCGTAGCAACTACGGGAGACCCGTAAACACTACCAACAACACCTACCAGTTTGGTAGCCAAGTCGTTTCCTACTTCTTGAACGTCCGTGAAACCGGAAGCATCAATTAGTTCATAATAACCATCAGTAGGAATAATAAAAGCTACTCTAGAAGGGTCTAGTCCGTATTTACCCATTTCTTTCCTCAAACCAAGGAGGATAGCAGGGGTAACTTCGCCTGAACCGGAAGCATCAAGAGCCGTAGTAGCAGACGCCGTAGCAAAACCATTGGTGTCGTCCGTGCCAGAAGCACCAACAAGACCCGTGGTCCATCCGCCACCAACAAGGATAGCCTTGTCAATAGCGATAGCGTGGGCTCGTGCCAACGCAGACTGAATGATCGGAAGCAAAGAAATAACAACTTTTTCATCCGTATCATTGCTAATGAAAGTACTAGAAATCAGCCTGTATGCCAACAACGTAACACGATTTACGTTATAGTTGTTATCAGAGGCACCGGCTTCTTCCAAGTTATTGGCTGCCGTTTCTGCACCTGCTGTGCTCCAATTAGCGGGTTCCGTATCAGGGGCGATCGGCAGTACCGTTGCGCCTGAAGATACCGCTAGTTCACGGAACAGAGGGGCTACCTTCTGTGCTTGACGAACTTCCGTTTCAAAAGCGCTGGAAACCATTACATCGATGCCTGCCGAAGAGGTAGCATCATAGGTAACACCTGCTTTTTCGAATAGTTCTTTTGCATAATCCGTATCATACCCTTTTCTGGTAATTTTACCAAGAATATGAGCACCCAAGAGTTCACTTGAGTATTCTTTAAGATTAGGCTTACGACCAGAAAAGTCTCGCTTGCTGTTACGCATAGCTTCGATTTCTTCCATCTTCTCTTCCAGGTCAGTTTTGTATTTGGAAATTACGTCTTCCATGTTCGTTTTTTCGTCTTCGAATTCTTTTCGAACATCTTCAACCAAACGAGCTGCATTGGATTCAACACCCACTACAATAGCCTGCTTGACTTCCTCTTCTTGCTGAGATCGAGCGTCTGCTTCCGCAGTAGCTTTCTCAGCTTGTTCTTGGGCAGCCTTTTCTTCGGCTACCTTTTGCTCGGCTTGCTTCATTGCAACTTTAGCAGCAGTTTCCTCCGCCACTCTTTTAGCAAAAGCTTCCAAGTCGATATTGGATTCATTATCCATTTGGATCTCCTTTTGAGCGATTATCGCTCCGTCCGGTGCATCACTAGCTACGCTAGAAGGATTATCTTCGTCTTTAGCCAGAGACTGACCGGCTAGATCTACACGATTTGTGAAAGTTTTCTTGAACTCTTCATACTCAATATCTGAGTCAAAAGACTTCGCCAAAGAAAAAGTAGCTGCTTGATTGCAAGGTACGGAAACAACCGAAACTTCAAACAATTCAGCATCCTTAATCAATAATCCATCAGTTTCCTCTACATAATCTGCATCCTTGACTCGGAAACCAACAGAAAAGGCTCCAAGGACACCATCTTTAACTAACTCTGCTACATCTTTAGCGGCTTTACTAATTCTAGCCTCTAAATGCAGTCCTCCATCTACAGAAGTTACTTTTGTAGCTCTTCCGATGGGACGATTATAGTCATGATTGAATAAGATAATTGGGTTATTTGTAAAATTATCTAACCCACCTTTAGTCCACGCTTCCGGGGAAATACTATCGCCTGCGCGATCAAAATCAGTAGTACTTGCCATACCACGAATTTTTATTTCTCCGTCTTCAGAAACATCTGATTTAAACGTTGACGTAAGGTTAAAGATTTTTGTAGTCATATTAACCCTCTACAGTAGCAGTTGAGAGCTGTTCCAGAGGGCTCAACTCTTTCTCTGCTGGCTTATGGATTAGCTCCCAAATATCTGGGTATTCTTTTTCCATCTTTTTGATGAGAGTATTCCAAGAGCCTAAAATCCGATTTATCTCTTTTAAAGTAGCAGATCTAGGCCTCCCTGTCATTCTCTCATATTCTTTAGGTTTGGGGATGCGTCCTACTTCTGCAAAAAACAATCCCAACTCTTCTATTAATCTTTTTTGTTGACTTAATCTAGCCATCTAATCTTCTTCCTCTTCAACGGGTCTTCCGCCTTCGTCTGGGTTTGATGCACTTCCTGCGATGTTAGCAGGTATTCGTAATTCATCAAAACCTTCAAGAGGGTCAAACCCTAAGTTAGTTCTTGCTTCGTTTGGAGAAATAATACCGCTATTCACTAATGAAGAGTAATATTGTGACTGGTCCCGAAGCTCTGGCTGTAATGCAGGAATATTTGATATGTCTTCTACAACCGAATATCCAAAGTACCTACACAACGAATAATTTAACTTTCTTACAATAGGTAGTATAGTCTCTAAGTAATACATTCTCATATTAGGACGAATGTTTGCATTGTTCCCCGAGTCTAACATGATTGGAGGAACACCTATTGATTTTAAAATAATCTTTTCATTCTCTAAAATGGCATCTTGAAAGTCAAGTTCTCTAAAGTTTATATTTGAAATTTGATCTATTTCAAGTCCACCATCTAAAATAAGAGGTCTACGACCTCCTGCATCTGGACGATATCTAGCAGTCCAAGACTGAATCATCCTTTCTTTTATCTTCTCGGATAAAGTATTAGGACTTTTAAGTACTAAACCAGGAACTGCCCCATTCTTAAAGA